TGTATGGGTAGTCATTATCGTGCAAATCGGTAAAATACTTGATAACCTTATACATCATTAAGCACCAGTCACAGTGACTTTGACAACAGCTTTCTTGTTGTCAGGAATGATGTATTCGCCAGCTTTACCAGCACCCTGCAAGGCAACACCGTCAAAATCTTCGCTTTCAACAGTTCTTGCAGTGTTGATGCCGGTGAACGCTTTGCCAACACCGGCAATGTAGGTGTAGCAGCATTCGCCTTCTTGGAACATAGCATCCGGCACTTCTTGAATGGCAAAACCTTTGAAACGGGCAACACCATTTTCATCAATGCTTGCGGAAGAACCTTTTGCCGAAGTCATTAAGGGATGGTCAACAATGGCATTGTAAAGGTCAGAAGTAACCTTTGCTTTTCGTTCGCCAACAGCTTCAATGTTGTTGTAATACTTGGAAAGCTCATTGAACAAAGCCAAAACGCTTTCGGCAGAATATCCGGCAAGCTGTTTGGCTTCGCCAGCGGATTCAGAAATGAATTTGCTATGCTGCGAATTAAATCTTTGTGTTTTGGCTTTTGCTTGAAGTTCCAAGCGGTCAGCAACGGCAGCATCAAACTCATTGTTCACAGTGTGGCGGTCAATACCTTCGTGGAAGTTCCAGCCCCAAGTGTATTGAACAGGGGTGTTGGTGTACACAATTTCAGTGCGGTCACCAAAACGGGAGGATTTGCCGGTGCCGGTTCCCATAGCGGTGTTGGCATCCTTGTTGTAACCTTCGCCAACAACAACGGGAATGTCAGAAGTTTTCACATAGAAAGCAGTTTCGTTTTCTTGCACCCCGTCAAGGGCTTCGATGCCGCCGCCGAAAAAGTCAGCAAAATATGCTTGCTTTCCAAAAACGGCTTGGAGCATCTTTTTGAACTCAAGTTGATAGCTTCTTACGGGCTGGTCATTGTTGTCACCAGCTGCAAATAATTGCAAATTGATAGTTTTTTTCATTGTTTTTCACCTCATAAATATTTGTTGATTCGTTTGTCGATTTCTGAAACGGGGTTCCCACCCGTACTTGTTCCCACTTTGGGTGTTGCACCACGCAAGCGGTCTTTTACAGCACTTTCAGCTGCTTCCTTGAACAGTTTTGCAAAGTTGTCAACAGCCGCCTTGGTCTGATCCGCTTCGGTGGTAACCATCAAGCCAAGCAATTCATCGGGAATGGTGATGCCGCCATCTGCAAGCATCTTCCTGGCTGTTTTGGTCATTTCTGCAAGGGAATCTTTTCTCTTGTATTCGTCCAATTCCTTTTGCGTTGCTGCGTGGGATTCTTTTTCTTGCTTCAATTCATATTCCGCTTTTTCTTGTGCGTTCATTTCAGCAAGTTTGGCTGCTTCGGTCAGTTCCCTTTCCTTTTTCTGCTGCCATTCCGCAAACTTTCCGTTCAAAATGCGGTTCACATCCGCATCACTGTACTTCAATTTGTCTGGCTCATCCACTTTGGCTGTGGGGGCAGGGTCTTTGGGTTCAGTGCCTTGCGGTTCTGTGGGTTTGGGGTCAGCTTGCGCCGGTTCTCCACCTTCCGCAAACATTTGTAAGTCAATCAAGTGCTTTTTCATTTGGTTTCTTCCTTTCCGTTTTTGAAACTTTCGCTGTTTTCCATAGCTTTTTAAGTGGTCAATGCTTGCACTGTTTTTTCCATAGCTTTTTAAGACTTCAATGCTTGGTCAATTTCACATGGTTGGGATAGTCATTTGCCAGCATTTCAATGCCAACAAAAAAGGCATCTACCAAAGCCCGTGACGGGTCTGATAAACACCAAAATTTTATTGCAACCTCTCCGGGCTGCATATCGTATGCAATTTTGTCTTCTGTCAGCTTTTCAATAGATGCCACAAGGGTTTGCACCAATGTGGAAACTGCGCTGCAAACAATATCTTTGCCGGGTTCTGCATAGTTTGCATGCCCCGTGACAATTATTGTGCTGCATCCTTTTGAAATTACAACCATTGCTGTGCTCCTTCATTTGAAATTGGGTTGTTATTTGCACCGCTTTGTTGATGTGTTGGTTAAATAAATTTTTTAAGTTTTGGGTTATAATTTATCCGTTCCTAATAAGCCATAAAGTTATCAATTATAAACTGTACGCCATTGTCAACTTGCCCGTTGTTAAAATAGGTGTATCGTATCTTCTGTATTTTTGACCAATCTGATGGGGTGACTGCTTGTATTGCTGATTTTGGCACAATTAATTTATGCCATCCAACAGACCAATCCGCTATTGAAAATGTATGATTATACCCATCTTCTCCCCAATCATTGGATATAAAGTTTATTTGAAATTGTCCACCATTACAAACTTGAGAATTATAAATATCAATAACAAAATAGTTGTAATGAGACAAATCAGTGGCTCCTTGTCTAAGCGTTTGTACAGCCATACATCCGATGTTTGCTATTTGACCAACAAGCGTATTGCCTATCAATACAAGTCCATAACTGCCTTGCGTACAATGTGAAACAAGGTCAACAGTCGTATTATATGCTACCGATATTTCATCAATTGTTTCAGCATCATAAATCATATATATGTCATTAGTCAATGGTGTGGCAATATGTCTAATGGTGGTTATCATTTCCCAAGGGAACTCAAGCTTTTTTGTTGCTCCTGTTTTAACTCTAATTTCATCGGCAACTTGAGTTATATAATCTTCTAATTGGTCTTTATCAACAGCGACTATATTTGCCATTAGAAACTACCCCCTGTCCAAGTGGGTAAAGCAGATAAAACTCTATTCACCATTTCAACCTTGTCTGCTTCGGTGTAATAATCAATCCCCTTTTGGGGGGTGTACCCTGCTTCGCCTTGTTTTCCTTGCACACCTTGAATGCCTTGTATGCCTTGAATGCCTTGCTCACCTTTGTCACCTTTTTCCCCTTTTTCGCCCGGTACACCTTGGATGCCTTGGTCACCTTTCACACCTTGGATGCCTTGAATGCCTTGTTCACCTTGAATGCCCTGCATCCCGGACATATCAACAATAAAGACAAAACCCGTGTCACCTTTGCAATAAAGCTTGGCATTATCTTCTTCGTTGGTATCAGAAACAATCATCACAAAAGCCCCAATGTCAATATTGGGGTTGCTGTAATCTGCATCCATTTCCGCAATGGAAGGATAAGTCTTTGAAACTGTGAACGGCTTGCCCTGCTCTCCTTGGATTCCTTGTTCGCCTTGGATTCCTTGTTCGCCCTGCACACCTTGCACACCTTGTGCGCCGGGATCGCCTTTATCACCCTTTTCGCCTTTCAGTGCTGCAAGCTGTTCTGCTGTAAAATCCTTATAGGTGAACGGCTCACCCTTTTCACCTTTTTCGCCTTGGATTCCTTGCGCTCCGTCCTGCCCGTCTTTGCCGTTGATTCCGTCAGTGCCGTTTTTGCCATCAACACCATCTTTCCCGTCAACCCCGTCTTTTCCGTCTGCGCCTTTAAGGCTTTTAAGCCATTCGCTTTCAGTTCCTTCAAATCCGTTTTTGACAGCAACTTCATAAGCGGAAGCACCGCTGAAATCACCAAGCAATTGAAGTTTGGTTGTACTCATACAAACGCCCCTTTTTCAGTTTTAGGCAAGCGGCGAAGTCCAAGGGATAGTCCCTTCCGCATCCTCATACCAGTTGCCGTTGATGTAATACTTGAAGATATATTCTTCATCATAGACGGGGATTGCAACCCAATTGGGCAAATCACCCTGCCGGGGGTCTGATGTGGATTCGACACTAATACACATATTGGTTTCCGGGTCGATCTCCGCAAATACATACTCAAATTGTTCACTCATTTTAATCATTCTCCCTTAAATATAAATACCGCAATATTTGCGGTTTGTTTGTGTTGTTGATTATATTCAAGACGATTGCTTTTGCGGCATCGTCTTTCGTCACAGCAGCCAAGCTGTCAACCGATTGCACCGCATACACATTGTTATTGATAACAACCATATTTGCAGCAACGCTGTTTGCCATGTTGCTGTTATACAAGCAGATAATGGCTTGTAGTTTGTCATAGTCATAGTTTGTGCCGTTGATGGTGAATGCTTTTCCAGCCATCACCGCTTTGCTGCCTTGGTGTGCCAAATATGGGGGAATCTCTTTTGTCCCCACTGTCACACCGCTGTCAGTAGCGGCAACCATCCCTTGGCGAATATCGTTTTCCGTTGCCGTGAATGCTGTTATTTCATCCACAACAACCGCCGGAACTTCATTGCCTGCATCGTCCACAAGCAAATAAGTGTTGCTTTCGCCGGCCCCAACACCGCCAACATTCATTTTGCCTGATAAGCAACCGGCAGAAACTATTTTCCCCACCAGTGCTGCGCTTTGGGTAATCATCACCATGTCACCTCTTGCATAATTTCAAATGTTGTCGGCTCAATGATGGTGTAAACATCACCGCCAGCGGTGGTCAACTGCACATCATACTTGTATTTGCCAAAAGCCAGTTCCGCAGTGTCTTTCGGCTCAATGTGGAATGTGCTTGACCCGGTAAGAACCTTTTGAAAACTCGGTTCAGCATCCTTTGCCGACTTCTTGACAGTAAGTGTCAAGGTGTCCCCGGCTTCAATGGTGTATGCGTTCTGATCTGTTTCATTCGTGATGGAAACAGAAAGTCTTGCCGTGTCACCACGGGTCAGTTGGATTTCGCCATCAGCTTCAATATGCAGCATTGTTCCAACTCCTTTCTTTTAAGCATAAAAAAAGCACCCTGCATTTCTGCAAAGTGCTTTTTGAAAAGTATATTATGCCGCAACTCGGCTATACAACAATAGATATTAAGTCGGTGTCAAATGCGCCAGTTGGGTGCATAAAACTTTTGATTGTATATTCCTTGCCACCCACTGTGATTTTGTCACCGATTTTCAAAACTTCGGTTGCTTTGATAACTAAAACAGTGCCAATAGACATATTAAATTGCTCTATCAATTTTACTTTCATCAAAGTCAACCCCTTTCAAGTCTTTGTATGTCTTTTCCCATATAGCAAGATTTCTTTCGACATCCTCAAAATCTTCTATTGTAAAGCCATACCGATTGCCGTATTTTTGCATTTTTCGGTTTGCTAAAATTTCCCTAATACACAATTCTTCTTTATCAGTGGATTCAAGAACACCATACCTTTTGGCTTGTGCGTTGTGGATTATTTCTTCAAACAACGCTGATGCACTTGGAACTTCGCCACGATGGTAAATATGTGTTGTTCCACCAATGGTGGCTTCTGCTTTCAACCAATCTAAAAACCGCAGATCATCACCCTTGGCTTCGATTGTTGTTACACCATGCGCTTGTAACCCTTTTACGATTTTTTCATATCTCGTTTTATCCATAGCAGGCGGCAACTTTCCTCGCCTTTTGGTGTTTACAAGCTTGCTTTCTTTTATATTATCATTTTTGGGAGATTTTGTCAATACTTTTTTTTGCTTTGCTTGCAGCTTGTTCCATTCTTCTGTGCTGCCGCCCTTGTCAAGATAGTCAAGCCATGCTTCGTATTCCTTGGAATCTTCCCAAGCAGCAGTGGAACAGCGGCAGTGTGGGTGCATCGGTGGCGCATTCTCACCGGGCATCATTTTTGACACCTTGAAATGCTTGCCGCTCAAACCTTGGCATATATCACAGCAGCCGCCATTGACAATGAACTCATATTCTTCAAAGCCGTTGCGTTCAAAGCTTTGCTTTTGTGCTTCGGTTTGCACCCTTGCAAGCTCCGTCCGCATAAGCCGTTCCATACAGTAAACAGCACCGCCGCCCGTCCTTGGGTCATTGCCATACCAATATTTTTGCAATTCCTTTGCAACAGCACGGGGGTTCTTGCCTTGAATCAATGCACTTTGCAAGGTCTTGCCCAAATCGTGCCGCATCAAATCTTGGTATTGCCAAATGCGGTCTGAAAAGGTTGCGTTGTGGAATGACCCGTTGACAATAGCGTGTGCCTTGGCTGCGTTGTTTTTGATGGTTTTGCCAAGGATGCCAGCTTGCCGCTGCAATTCGTCCATTGTTCTGCCTTGCAATATGCCGCCCATAAATTTTTCAAGTTCGCTGTGCCCGGCTATCAATTCCAATCCAATGTTGGCTTTTAGCATTTCAAGGCGGTTCACCTTCATTGTAAGGTTATAAAGCCGCATTTCTTCATTGGCCTGCTGTGAAAAGTCTTTATCTTTCACATACCGCTTTGCTTTGCGCTCGTATGCTTCAATATCAAGGGCAGAAACACGCTTTTTCGCTTCGGCAAGGGTAATTCCTTCCTTGTCAGCATAC